AGGTCATAATTGGATGGGGAGTTTCTTTACTCCTTTTCATAGCAGGAGTAGGAATCCCATCTGGCAAGGCGTACGCGCCAGAATTTATAGAAACCCAAAACCAGGAAGAAGTAATAAAAGTCAATCCGGTAATGAGTAAATCTGTTGACAGATTGCCAGAGCCAAAGCCGCCAAAGCCCCAAATTTCCTTCAAGTGGGGGGACATATCTTGGCTTCCACTGCTGGCAGCTGAAGCTGGATGGCCAGAAGAAACGTGGCCAAAGTTGGGGCAGATAATCCTGAGAGAATCTGGTGGCTGCCCAAATCGCCGTGGCGGTGACGCGGTAGACGAGAATTGCAACATCACCCATGTCACCGAGTGGAACCACCGCTCGGACACGGGCTTACTCCAAATCAATGGGGTCAATTACAATACCTCTCGGAACAAGTGGGCAAGGGTCTGCTTGGACATGGGTGTCTGCGAGCAAGAACCCTTGCTTGATGCCGTCACCAACCTGAAGGCTGGGTACGTCCTTTACACCTACTCTGGCTGGGACCCGTGGGACCCATGTGCGTGGGGAGATAGGTGGGCGCATAAGTGCAAGCCCTCCAAGAAGCCGTAGCACCACGCACCTGATATGGTGTGTTTTGTATGAAAAACTCAGCTTTTGACATACAGTCAAAAAAGTTTGATTTCAAAAAAGACCTTGCTTACGGCAAAATGGGTGAAGAACTCATATCCAGTTTTCTTCAATCGCTATCGGAGAGTGACTTTGAAGTAAAGAGCGACAGATACCGCAATGGGAAAATGGTTGTTGAGACAAATCAAAATCCAAAGGGCATGCTTGATATATCGGGCAATAGAGTCTGGGTTCAGAGCGGAATAAATGTAACTACTGCCAAGTGGTGGGTTTATATCTACTCCCCAGAAGGAGCGTTTGTGGTTGTTTCTGTTGCTCGACTAAAAAGGTATCTCCGTCTTCATCCAGACCAATTCAATGAAAAGACAAAAGTCAATCTTGGCGGAAATGACAATCCAGCAAGAGGATTTCTTTTGATGCCATATGAAGTCATGGATATGTTGTTCAGCAAGCAGTATGACGAGTAGTATTCTTGGGCAAGGGAGAAACCAATGACAGTAGAGCTAACAAATGAGACTTTTGATGAATTCATTAGTTCATCCGAACTCCCTGTTCTTGTTGATTTTTGGGCACCATGGTGCGGTCCGTGCAAGCTGATTGGGCCGACAATTGATTATCTTTCACAGCAAGAGGACAAGCTTGTCAATTTTGCAAAAGTGGATGTAGATAAGTATCCGGAAATGTCCGCAAAATACGAATTTAGTTCCATTCCCGCTCTTGTTCTCTTCAAGAACGGCAATGTGGTCGACAGACTGAAACCGCAGGGATATTCAAGCAAATCAATAACGGAGAGCATACGTACTGCACTGGCTGAGCGGGAGCTGTAACCCGCAGGATTGCGGGCCGGTAGCTCAGTGGTGAGAGCGGCACTCTTATAAGGTGTGGGTCGTGGGTTCAATTCCCACTCGGCCCACAATTAACTAAATACGAGGTATTTCGGAAATATCCTCTTCTTCCCATCCCTCTTCTGCTGGCTCTTCTCGCCAGTCCCAGTCGTCTGCTGGTTCCACTCCGGTTTTGGATTTAAAGTGCCTTCTATTGAGGTGGTCAAATATTGCATCAAGGTCCATTTTTGCCTCGATGCCATTATTTCTTTCGATTCCATCAATTTCTATCAATTTTGATATTTCTTCAGAGTTGCCAGAAATTCCAAGCGTTGTCATTTTATTCGTCAATTCCTTTTCTGCGTTTTGTGGATTTTTTGTGAATTTTTTTTCCTTTTTTTGTTCCATAATGTTCAAGTTCTAGCCATTCGTCAAAGTCTTCATATGTACCCGGCGTGTCACGAATATACCTTTCGTATTCTTTTATTAATTCAACATATTCCTCGTCATCTTCGTCAAACTGTCTTCCCATAATTGTTATTTACTTTCAGAACCCCTGACGCGCCGACCTGCTTTTTCCGCTGCATCGGTATTGGATACAAATTGATTTCCTCTTCTGCTTCCAAGTATTTTTTTTCTATTGGTTGCTGACCTCTGTGCCGGAGAAAGTCTTGACCAAGCCTTTGCTGGCAGATATCTTCTCATCCCGCCAGGCCTATTGGCTGGTTTGCCATCGCTTGTTGTCCATTTTTCTCTTGTCCACCTAGACAAGGAACGCTGTGTTTTTTTCTTCTTACCCCTATATCCGCCACCAGCTTTTCTGTATTCGAGAGCAACGAGTTGGGCTTTTCTTGCAGACCACTGGCCCGGTCTTCCACCTTTTGAACCGGCCATTATTCGATTTTTTATTGATTCGCGAAGTTTTGGTTTTGTGTAATTCATTGCTGCTGTTTTTTCCAAAATAGGAGAAGCATCATCAATAAATGAATTTATTGATTCTTCTACCCATGCGGCGGGTAATGATGAATTTTTAAAGTTTCTCATTTGAAATTTTGTCATATATGTCCGACAACTCTCTTCTCAGTGGTTTTGGAAGAGACGAATACCAGACATTATTTACTATTCCTCGTATTTCGGACTTGCTTAGATTGATTGGTGATTTATCAATATTCAAGAATTTCAAAAGAGACTCGACGTCAGTTATGTTTTCGGCGTCTAGTTTTCGTCTTTTTGCCCAGTCTGCATTTTGAATTGAAGCGTCTATGTTTATTATTTTTGCCATAGTTAAATTTTATATTAGAAATTGTCTTTTAGTGGTTCAATGTCAACAAATGGGAGAATACTATAGAGTTCAACAAGTGGTGGCGTTTGTGTTGTTTTTATCAACTCTGGGCTCGTTTCGTCTGTGTTTTCTTGTTTAATTCGCATTCCCAAAGCGTCAAAAAGTGGTGCGATAACTATTTTTGCGATTTTTGATACGTCTTCATCCACTCCCATCATTCCAGCATTGCGGGGATTGTGGGGCGAGGCAAGCAAGTAGCCGTTGGGAACCGTGGAGAATAGCCACCAAGCCGCAAAAGCTTCGGCCATTTTTTCCTGTGCACTAAACGTACCGTATTTTGATACGGCTGCGTATCTCCACCAGTTACGGACCAACTGACTTCCCTGCTTGACTGGCTCGTCCTCAGCTTGCTCAAGGAGCGCACTTAAGTACGTTGCTGAATAAAGTTGTCTTACGTATTCAGCCGTGCCTTCATTTCTGTAAACATTTTTGTCCGGTTTTCGGGGTTTGTCATTGAGTGAGAGCCTGGCTAAATGGTCTAATAAATGTCCGAATTCGTGAACAGTTGTTGCGTACGCAACGCGTTTAGCTATTTCCTCTACTCTGGACGGCTCGTCGGCTCTAAATTTTTCATTTATTGTATAAGTAAATTCCCTACCGAGGTCAGCAAACCTTATTCTGTCACGAAGTTGACTGTTGTTGCCAAGTTTTTCGCTAATGTCTGCTGCTCGTTGCCTAATTCGTTCATAAAAAATTACCATTTCCAGGTCGTTGCTTTTTGGGTCAACACCAAACTGTCCAAGTGGAACATTTTGTTGACCTTCGCCTCCATCGCCAAAATCAATATCTTTTTCTGTAAATTTTGTGTTTCTGACGGATATCTTAAACTTTCGTTTGCCAAGTATTTGACGAATATTTATGTTTTCAAGAACGTCATCTGCGGCCTGAAGAGCACCATAATAAGCTTCCACCTCGACTGCATTTTTGGGCATTTTTACTGAGATATTTATACCATGTTTATCCTTAAAGTATTTTCTTTGCTTTTTGGGTGAGTCCCCGAACTTTGCTTTTAGTACTCCAGTTTGAGCAACTTTCGGAACTCCTCTTTTGTCCTTACCAAACGAGAGGGTAGAAGGGCCTTGTTGAGTTTTTAGTTCGGTTGTTCGTCCAGAAGCAAGCCTTCTATTCTTTCTGTTTTTCTTTATTCTAATTTCATCTGTTAATGTCCTTCCCGAACCAAGCCTAAAACCATCGGGGGAATAATCATTTAATGAGCGAAGTCTTCGTATCAACGAATCCGCCATATCATCATTCATTTCATATCTGTAGTTTGCGTAATCATTTGCTATGGACCTTAGGGATGCTGTTATTTCATTTGTATCTTTTTGTGAAAGAAGTTTTGCTACTTCTTTCCGTTTTGCGTCTGACCCGCCAGAGTTCAATCTGTCCGTAGGTGTTCCAGCAGCAAATCTTGCCCCCTGGGGAGAAAGCATGTCTGAATGCTCTATCTGGTCGCTATTAACGTTGTATTTGCTTCCCAGGTACATCATTGAACGACCAAGACCGCGGCGCTGCAGTTCGTCATTTACTGTGATATCTGCAATTATAAATTTGCCGCGAGTCTTTTCCGTGTCGCCCTCTTTTGCAAAAAGTCTTCCAACTATTAATCCGTCTTGATTTCTTAGGTACACAGAAGCTTGTCTTCTCGGTGGAAGCTCATATAAGTCAAGATTTTCAACACTAGAAGCTATTGTGGCTTCATACCTATTGCCACGAGAATCGGTAAATGAAAGTTCGACCTCTCTGTGCTTTATGTTGTCCTTATTTGAATCAATGAATGATTTATCATCTATTACGTCTTCTACTACTTTTGTTTTTCGTCTATATCCTGCTTTTTCTGAATTTCTTCCTTCTTTTACTTTTGTCAAAACCCTTTTAATGCGAGACCTGAGGCCGCTTTCCGAGACTTGGTATAGATAATCGACTGGCTCTAAGTCTCTGTGCATTATTTCGCGAATTTCGTCTTTTAGCTCATCTGGTCTACCCCCCTCGTCTCCCCCGCGAACTTTGTTTCTAAAATTTATAAAACCACCAGGGCTAATGCTTGATGGTAATTTTATGGGTGGGCGTTTTTTTGTTCTTGCTCTTTCGGCTTCATTCCATCTAGTTTGAAAACCGTTTGGTATATCGCTTGGTGTTATTGTTTTATTTAATATGTCAGCAATTGACCTGAATTCTGGAATCCCGTAAAAATCATTTATGTCTTCTTCTGATGTTTTATTAAACCATCCGTCATAATCTGACAAACCGAAAAATGGATACCATCGCCCAGCTGGAACATTTGCTTTACCACCCCTTCCAGAACTGGCATAAAATGGAATATTTACTCCATTCACCTCTACAATTACCACCGGTCTCCCGGAGATTACAAAAAGTGGAGAATCCCACGTTCTTGGTTTTGCTTTTCCGTTCCCATCCCATTTCCATTTAAACATTTGCAAATTCAAGCCCGTATCAGAAAGTTTTTTTGTGGCTTCTTCTATTTGGTTTATTTGTGCGATGGTAAGCGCTCTTCTGTCTCTTTGGTCCGGTACTCTGTTTCCAGCAGTAATTCTTCTGCTTGATTCTCCACTTGCAAGCCTTCTCTGAACTCTTGTTTCAAATTTTGTGCCGACATCTTTGGCATTGTATCTATTGTGAAAATCTGCCATTGTTTCTGCGAGTCCGTTTACCATGTGCTCATCGGAAATACTCAAATCAAAATTAAGTTCTCTTTTGTTTGGGCTAACTCCAGCCACGGATAGTCGCGCAATTGGTTTTTCCGAGTCAGTCATTTTTTTTATTTGACGACTGCTTGGGAATCTCCTTGCGCCGCCAGTTATGTACCCATTCATTTGGTCCCCGGAAAACACCGTCACCGAAAGGCCATCTGATGAGTCAAACAAGAAATAATCATTTACAAAATTGCCAGAACTATCATTATTTCTGTATCTTTCAACATTTCTTGAAGTTTTTAGTTCAACTCGTCTTGCTTCTCCAATCCTGGGCAACAAATTTCTTTTTTCGTTGTTTTTTCGCTTGATTGACAAGCCGGAAGATAATCTTTCTTCGAATACTTGTTCGTTTATTGCTTCTGCGTTTCTTAATGGGAAAACGTAGTCTTCCATTAATTGTTTGCGTAGTTTTCTTTCTATGTCATCTTTTACGAATTTATACTTGAGGGTTTCGCTTGTTTTTGAGAATGTCGCATCAAATTTGTCAAGAAGTTTGTTTGCCTCATCGATGTCTATGCTTCCGTCTTCATCAAGTGTGGTTGTATTTTCTTTGACGTATTCAAGAAATTGTTTATATTGTCTATATTTTGCTAAAGCATCCATGGAATCTTTTGTAATTCCTTTAGTAATACGAATCTCAAGTTCTTTTATCAATGTGTCAATTTCGTCTATTGAAAACATTGGTATGGGGAAATTTTCTGAATTATCACCAGATGGTTCATTTATGGTTTTTCTCACTATTGCTCTTGACGGCATCATTTTTACTTCCATTTGCTTACCAAGAAGAACAATTTCATCTTCGTTTAGGCATCCAAATCCAGTAAGTGGGCAAGAAAGTATGTTCTCTATCGGCACAACAGATGCAATAACAACGCCACTTTCCTTGTCGCCAACTCCGCCCGAAAAGTTCAAGGCCTGCTCAAGCGAGGTTGACCAGGAAGAAAGTGGACGCATCGACGTCATTACTGTTGCTATATCACCCGAAAAAACTTCTTCTGGTATTTGGTTATTTGGTAAAGATAGGCCCCTGTAAACAGTAATATGCGATATTCCCTTGGAGTTAAAATATTCCTGAGTCATTTCGTGCATTGACTTAAGAGTCTCAGCAATGGCTTTTTGCTGGGTGGGTGACAAATTAAATTTACTACCAGAGTTTTCTATTTGTCTAACTAATTCCCCAAAAGTTCCATAAGCAGAATCTTCAACTATCTCGCCAAGATTGGCAGAATCCTCAAGCTCAAAAACGTCTTTTGCAACTTGTTGGAACAGAGCGGATGTAAGTACTTTATTTGAGCTTTCCGCCCAAGAGCGTACGAACTCTCGCATAACTCTTTGTTTTAGGGCAAATTGACCTTCTGGGCTCCTAGCATCAAGTTCTTCAGAAACAGTTTCAGAACTCTCGACAACTGCGTTGAATTCATTCCTAGAAAGAAACTTCAGTAGTTTTCTTGTGTCAATTATTTCATTAGAATCACGACTTTGTGACTTTCTTTCGTTCCAGTTTGAATGACCCAGGAATGTTGACATTGATGCACGACCGATTAGGCGCCGAACATGTTCTTCTGTTAGGTATGCATCAATAGCTGCAGCAGCAGCATTTTCGTTACCGAATTGGTCAATATTGGGCAACTCAAGTATTGAAACTTTTTTGCCGTATGCGTTGTCCTTTAATCTTGAACTCTTAGATTCCAGCGTTTCGTCGAAACGAGAAGGTTTCGATGCATCTTCAAAAAAATAAACTGGCTGCCCATGCACTGTTTCGCTTTGTATTACGCGCAATTTTCTGTTGGTTCTGTCAGAATCTTGTCCAAAAATTGGCTCGATTATGTTGTTTTTGTGTGATTGTCTTCTTCTCCTTAGCAATCCTTCCCAATCGTTTATGGCTGATTCCCCAAAAAGAACATCGCCCCACCTGCCAGACCGCGAAGAAATATCTTTTATTTCATCAAAAGTTGCTTCCGGTGCCAAAAATTCGGTACTTGGAAAAAGAACATCGCTGTTTCTTGCGGTGGGAAATCTTATTGGCGTTCTTGAAACGCCACCAAAACTCGGAGTCATTTCACCGGTAGTTTTAGAAATTGAAGAATCTCCGTTTTTCATTGCTTGGAAAAACGTTTCCGCCGCATTTATGTCTGCAGTAAATATTATTTCTTCAAAACTGGAATTCGGTTTCAAAAATATTGTTTTTACAAGTTTTTCTGATATTTTTTGAAAAGCTGATTCATCCTCATCGTAGTACCCAATAATTTTCATTTCGTCATCAGTAAGACCAGCCCATTTTGTAAAAAGAGTGTAGAGAACATTTTTTTGATGCTGTGGAATTTTGTCTTGCGTGCCTTTGCGCCAATAAAACATGTCGTGCATCATTCGCTCTATTGCTATTTGAGTATGCGCTTGAATGTCTTCTGGTTGAAGACCCGTATTTCCTTCTGCTCTTAATTTTTGTAATTCTCGAAGTGTTTTTTCAAATTCCGGGTGTAATTCTATTATTTTAATTGAATATTCGGCAAGAAAATCTATTTCGTTGCTTTCTGGAGCATTGAAACGACTTGACTTATCTTGGGAACTTGGAATTGAGCCAAGTCGCGAAAAGATTTTGTCTTCTATTGTTCTCAGATTGTTTAGTGCTCTTTGTCTAATAAATTGACCCTTTGTCATCAGCAATCCAGAACGCCTATCTATTCTGAATTTGTAATCTTCGTCTTTTGCTGTTGGGTCTTCTGAAAGTCTTAACAAATGTCTCAAGAGCGCTAATTCATTTACAAATGCCGCCCTTTCTTCGTCCGTCTTTGGCATGTCTATTATGTCTCGCCAATTAATTCCATCCATATCACCAAATGTTTCATCTGACAATATTGTCAAATTGTCCATTCTCTGCTCAAAATCAGCCTGCGAAATTCTGTAAGCAAATTTTTGTATGCCAAAAAAGTCTTCCATTGTTTCGGTGCCAGAATCAATGGCTTGTTGAATTTTTTTCTTTGACTCTTCACTAAACAAATCCAAAAGTTCGTTTTTTGTGAATATGAGTGAGCCTGCTGTTTTTGCGTCTATGTCAGTGGCGTCTGCCAACATGTGTGCAACAGCTTTTTTGGCGTTTTCTGCTGCGCTTGCCTGTTGTAGCCAGTCTTCCCCACCAGCTTTTGAAACAGAAATTGAATAATGTGGATAGTTATTAGACGGTCCACCATTTTTTATTTTAGAGGCATCTTCGATTATTTCGCGAGCTAATGATTTTTCCGGCTTGTATCCACTATCAATTGATTCATCAATTGCAACCGGTCCAACAATGCTGCTTTTGTCGCTTCGTCTTCCGGAATCATCGGTATCTCTAAATTTTTCAACATCTCTTCCAAATGCATTTTTCATTATTCTTATTGCTCTGTGGCGTTTTCCTGATGAAAGTCTTGATGTCGAATTATCTTGCAAATTTACAAAGCTATCCATTTTTTCTGCAATGGCAGTAGTTTCACTGTTATTTTGCTCTCTAAGTTTCTGGGCGGCAGACTTAACTGCTGCATAAAATTTTTCATCGTCTCCGAGTTCAAAAAAGTCCATTATTTCATTAGACCAATCCTCTTTGCTGCCGCTTGGCCTCATTTTTCGAGCAATTGCAGTCGGTCTTTCTTTACCCAAAACGACGAATTCATTTTCTCCACGTATACCAAAATTAAACAAGTACGTTCCAATAACATCTTCAACCGGAACAACTTGCTTTAGCAAAACCCCCCTCTTTGCGCCGTCAAAAGCCTCGCTGTTTTCAAAAACCATTGCATCAGATAGTGACGTTGACCATGAGCTAAGAGGGTTACCGGAAACAATTCCAACTTTTAGTCTTTCATCAATAAAATCACCAGCTGCATTTTCTCCAATTTCAAGTATCTCTTTTTCATCTATTGACATACCCCTGTACAAAGAAACGTGGGTTATTCCTTTTGCGTTAAAATATGATTGAGTTAAATCGTGCATTGAAGAAACAACGCTCCGCATCAAACTTTTTTCACTTTCTGAAATTTGTCTTGACGGTTTTGGAATATCTTTGGAATCAACATCAAACAACTCTGCGGCTGCCGTCATTAGCCCCTGGGAAATGGGTCTTGCTGTACCTATTCCCCACTGACCCATAATTTCGTTGACAACCAATGCTTTAAGCATTTGCTGTCCTTCTTCTGATTTTGAGTCAAATTCCAAATAATAAGAACTTGGTTTGTTGCCTATTCCGTTAACAAAAAGTTTTGGAGAAAAACCATAAAACTTGCTCATTTTTGCTGGGGCAAGTTCCTGAATTTTTAAATCTTTGTGTTTTCCATTTTTTAGAGAAGATTCTGTTATTAAATCTTCTAAGTTTGGCATATTTTGTAAATTTACGTAAAATTTTCCAGAAATGTCTGTTTTGTACTGCGGAAACATATCAAAAAACTCTGCTGGTTCAAAATTGATTGAGTCTGCCAATTTGACAGACATTGACCATTTTGCTGCCTCATGGTTTCCCCTGTGTGGGGTAAACATTACATATTCATCTCCCTTTTCATCAAAAAATGAAAATGCAGATTCCTCTGAGTTTTGTATGTCAATCCAGTCTTGCCTTAATTCTCTTTCTAGATTTATTGGTTTTGGCGAACGCCCCTTTTCGTATTTGCCCCTTTTCGGACCATGAACTGGACCAAGTGAAAAATCAGCTTTAGATGTCCCAAGCTTTCTGTCTTCGCGACCAAGAGCATCATTTTTGCCAGACGAAAGTCTGTTTTTTCTTTCTTTTCTAGTGAGACTTGATATTTGTTTCTTGACAATAGCTATTTCTTTAGCAGAATGTTCTTCCCATGGCCTGAATGAAGCACCATCTCCACCAAGCAATATTTCCGCATCTTTTTTGAGTTTTGCGTTTAGTGAATTTTCTGCAACTTCCGAATTGGGGTGAAGAATTGCCGTTATTGCTTCAGCCATCATTTCTGCTGGAGAAACATGGGCATATGATGTTATTGTTCTTGGTGCATTTTGGTCAGCATCTATTGGTATTCCATTTTCATGGAGTTTCATCATTGCTGGATTTGTTTTTGCGCTATTGTATTGCTGAGATATTTCCAATCCAGCAGCATATAACGGGTCAGATTTGCTCCCAGAGCCATAATAGGAGCGATTTGATTGTCTGGTTTGATTTTCGTAATCTCTTATCGCCCTAAAATGTAGCCAGTGTCCCCATTCGTGAAGCATTTTTCCAGCCAAAGATGAATCAATATGATTATCTCTAGGTGTAACTACATGGTTAGAGCCAAGCGACATTGGTATTTTGTCGCCCTGAGAACCAACCATGTCAATTGCGGTTCTTGGGTGAAACAAAACTAAATCAATAAATGGCGATACGCGCCCAGCAACATGGGTTCTTTCTTTATAATTTCTTTGTTTTGTTATTCTGTCTAGGAGGTCAACTATTTCTGGTCTTGCTTCCCATGCGTTAATCGCATTTGAACCCCAAATTGCATACATGGGTGCACCGTGCTTTTCAAATGCCCATCTCATTTTGGGGTTGGATTCAAGAGCAAATTTCAAAACATTTTTCATTCCTTGCACTGCTTCGGGCGATGAATCAATTTCATCCCACGGGTGCGCGGCCATATGTTCATCCCAATACTTTTTAAACGCTTCGCGTATTTGTGGAATATTTTTTGCCCCAGGCGCAAAATCATCCATCCACATCATTAATTGCTCTTCTGGTGAGCTGGGAACAAGAAGTTCTGACATTTGCTCACTTGTTAGTCCCTCAAGCCAGTTATTTCTGTCTCTACGCAATTCCTTATCTTCGTGTAGGAGGCTTTTATCACCATACTTATATTTTCTGTTTCTGTGAGCATTAATTTTTAGCGCCTCATCTGTGGACATTTTTATTATTGGTCGCTCTCTTGTGCCCAGACCAGATGAAAGCTTTTCTTCTGTTTGAACGTTTTTCAAATAATTTTGTTTGTCTATTTCAAACTGTTTAATTTTTTGTTCAAAAGATTCTCTATTTTTGCGCATTTTTTCCATGCGCTTGTTTCTGTCAAGCACATCAGGGGACCATTCATTTTTTATTGCTCCATCGATAATTGCGCTCATAACAAGTCCAGCAGCTTCCGCATCGGCACTTGCATAATGATGTTTTTCACCCAAGTCAACGCCCAAATATTTGGTTATATCTGCAAGGCCGTTAGATGGGACTTTGTTACCATCCCTGATGGCGTAGGGACCATCTTGTGATTCTGGATTCCACTTTGGCAGAACCATGTCGGATATTTCTTTTGTGTCTATATATCCACCCGGTCTCCAGTCAAGTCCGGATTGGTCCAAGGCGTCTTCCAAAACGTCTTTATCGAATGAAGCGTTTTGAACACCCAATATTCCGTCTTTCCCTATAAATTCAATAGCTTTTTTGTGAGCTTCTGCTATTGACATTTGCTGAGAAAGCCAATTGTCGGTCAGTGGATTTCCGTCGGAATCTTTTAAGTTATTTAATGACCATTCGCCCAATGGTTCTTCTGGATTCATAAACAAATTTAATTTGTCTATCACCTTGCCATTTTTCATTTTTGTCAAGCCGAGCTGTACTGGGCCCCCATTGGAAGACGGTTTTCTGTACTCATCAAAAACCAAGCCAGTTGTTTCGTAGTCAAGAAATGTTATTTCCCTGTTGTTGTATATATCCCTAAATTCTTCCCACGATTTTGCATCCCCAAATATTTCGTCAGCGCCGTCAACAAAAGCTCCGTATGTCGGTTTTCTTGGCCACGATGGTTTTTTTACCCCCGAAGCGAGTCTTTCTATTGGGGTTGCTTCGGCAAAAGCCCGACCTTCGTCGGTGAGCGATTCGGAATGGTCTAATCTAAGTTCCGGGAATGTATCCCTATGCAATTTCATCATCGCCGAGCCGAGGCCCCTGCGCTGATGCATTTCTTTTACTTCTATAGAATAAATTTCCCAGTTTCTTACATTTTCTTTATTTTTTGTTCGAATTTCTTTGCTTGCGTGCATGACTCCAGCAACGGCTTTTGTCCATTTATGCGGTTCCTGCAAGTGCTGCATATTGAATTGCCTATCTGGCCAGCTCGGGTCTCTTTTTGCTTCAAGAAGCTGTATTAACCGGTCAACGTCATATGCAATAACCGCACCAGCGTCGCTTGTATTCTGCAAAAGGTAAAGAACTTTATTTCCGTCTGATTTAACATACTCAACAAAACGATTTTGATTTAATTTAAATCTGTCATATTTTTCGTAGTAGGAAAGATTGGGATTCCATTCATTTGAAAGATTTATTTCTTTTTCTGGTTTAGCAAAACCTGGGCCAAAATATGAAAAAAGTTCTTTTGCTTTTTCGTTATCTTCGCTTACTATTTTTAGTTTTTTACTTCCAGAACCAGAACTAAGCCTGAATCTGTAGTTGTTGTCATAAAAGTCTTTATTAACGTTTATCTTGGGTGGATTCTGCAGTTCTGGTTTCGGTAATCCAACCCATATTGGCTTTTTCGTGCCCTCGTCTGACCATCCATCGCCATCTATGTCAAGTCTTGAGCCGGTTGGCTCTCTTGTTCCGGGAATGCCGCCAGTTGGTATGTCAATGTCGAGGCCGCGCCTACCTCTTCTATTTCTTCGGCCATCGCCTATGTTTGGTCTATCTATGAGGCGGCTAAGGCCATAAGAAACAGCCCTATCCGCGATATTCAGCTTCACCTCCGGCGAGGCAGTTTCCTCTTTTGGGCGAGCGTCAGTTGCTGTTTCGTCATCAAACATTTAAAGCAATAATACCATTTCGCTATAAATAGCACTTGTTTATATATTTATATTTATTTTGTTAATCGTTGACGACAATCCAGACAGATTGTTGCCCACGGATATTTTTTTGTGTTTATATGTTGGCATGTAAGAACTTTTTCTGCTTTTTCATTCAAATTTTTCCTAATCCAAGCGGAAAGACTTTCTCCTTCTTTTATCGATGCATCTTTCCACTTTTGTCTTTCAGAATCTGTTGTCCGTATCAAAACTTGCTTATCCGCAGGTCCCCCATCTTCGGTAACGGACATTGGAATTCTTGGCTCCATTGTTTCGGCAACTTTGTCCATTGCAACGCGGACATTTGACATTGGGTCTTCTTTTTTGCTATTCATAATTTTCCGATTTTTGCTCTTGATTATCAACTATTTCAGCATCGATAATTTCGTCTTTTGGGGCCATGAGCGCTTTAATTGTTTCTTCTGGCAAAACTCCAGATATAGCCATTACTTCCAAAAGTCTTCTTGCTTCTGATTCTGGGTCAAATCCTGTTGCTGGTTTTTCTATTCCTGGTTGACTTGCTATTGTCGCCCTTATTGTTCCCGTTCCAATCATGTTTGCGTCCATTTGGACACTAACATTTGTTTGCTCCATGCCAAGCAACTTTGAGCGTCTATCCATAATTGACAAAACCTGTTGAACTGCTTTTATATCTGGCTCAATTTGAACTTCCGTGCCATCATCAAGAACCTGTCTTCTGTGTTGGGTTAATGGCCAAAGAGCTTGCTGCATGCTATCTAGTCTCTCTAATTCCATTCTTAGTATTTCCGGATAAGCAAGCAATGCTTCACGGTTCATTTTTTCTAATTGTCTTGATATTGACCGAGAAACTGTTTGGGTTGACACTCCAAATCTTCTGGCTATTTCACCTATTGATGTTCCTGCTTGTCGCAATTTAAAAATCCGCATATCTCTTTCGTGAACAGACTCTGCGGTTTTTATTGGAGAAGTGTTTCTTTTCTCATCGCTCATGTATCAACTTTATTCCATTCAACGACTTCAAATGGAAAGCGTTTCCCGCGCTTTATTTTAAGCGGCCATTGACGTTCGTCTCGCGCCCCACGGAAATGCTTAATGTCGTAAACATATTCTCCCACAACGGTCGGGTCAGGCTGTAGAGAAATTCCAAATTCGGGCCACCTGGACCATACCGCAGAACCAAATGGACGCAAATCTCTGGTTGTATTAGTTGAGCCAAGTGGGGCATGGTGCTCAATCCACAACGCACAATTGTAAATTGTTCTGATTGTGTCAAGATATTTTGCAACCTCTACCGCTACGGCCTCTGAGGTTCTTCCGCCTGGGTCAATAAATGCCTTATAGAGCGGACCAATTACGAGCATGTGTGGTCGCACCTCATCCAATGCTTGCTCAAGAATTGCCCTATCCGTGGCTCGTAGAAGGTCCATTCCTGACGGTTTTGTCAATATAAATGCATCCAGTTCGCCACCAGATTGATGTAGTGCCTGTACAGCGATTGAGCGTGAAGTTCTTCTGATGATTCGCTCTGGATTTTCCAGGTCAACAGAAAGTGTTCTGACTTTTGGCATTCGCTGGAAGCTGAATGGATGAATTCCAGCGCCACAAAGAATACCTACCTGTCGAGCAAGCATTGTTTTGCCAACACCTTCGGCTGCAACAACTATGACTCTTTCACTTCTTTCGATTAATCCAGGTATGACCCACTCATAAGAGTCTTTATCTGACTCTTCAAGAAAATCTGGCCAACTAACGAGTCTCCCTGAATCAAGAACAAAAGAAACAGTAGATGTTGCGATTATCAAATTACTTTTTGCAAGCTTTTGCTTTGTGCTTAAATCATCTCTTTCAAGAAGTTCTTTTAGTTTTCCAAGCGCAACTTCTTCTGGGGAAAGGCTTATGTCTTGATTCTGTTCGTTTTGTTCCGGTAGTTGCGTTTCTTCTAATGGAATTAAATCAGATAAATTTTGCCCATCATTTATGTGGTCGGTTATGTCCTTGAGCGACGGGCAAATCCACGTCTGAGCATCACAGCCAGCTTGCAATAATTTTTGCAATACGTCCTGAGCGTGTTTTATTCCTATTTCATCTCGGTCGGCGATAATGTCGACCGTTGCTCCAGCAAGCGTTTCTGTATGAATATCTAACCATTTCCCAGCACCGCCTGGCATCGTTGTTGCTACAAAGCCAAGCTCATTTAATGTATTTGCATCTTTTTCGCCCTCGACAACCCAAATTGCCTGTTTTGTCTCTTTTGCTTTTAATACTGCCGGTAAGTTATACAAAACTTTTGGCGTATCACCCAACGAGTACTCCCACCCACCGCTGGAGGATGGCTTTCTTTGTCTAAAAGTTTTCTTGCCGTTTTCCTCAACATATCGAACTTTTTGAAACAATAGTTTTCCAAATTCGTCAACATAATCATACGATTCAACAAATTTTGGTTTTGACCCGTTTTTTTCATATTTAACCGACGATGATTGAGAGTTATTTGGATTAAACGTGGTTATTTTGTCTCCGGAATTCGGCATCAGTTCCGCTACGCGCATTCCAACCGCATTGCAAATCTGCTCTACATTGCAAGACATTG